TCAACGCGCGCGTCATCCTCGAGTCGACGCCGGGCGCGGCGGGTAGCCACCACGAGACGATGTGGCACAACTCGTTGGAGGGCAAGGGCCGCTTCCACCCCGTGTTCCTCGAGTGGTGGCTCGACCCGAGCTGCCGCTCCGACCCGCACGGCCTGAAGCCGACGGACACCGAGCTCGAGTACATGGCCCGGCACCCCGGCATGGACCTGCACAACCTGGCGTTCCGCCGGCTGTCGCTCCAAACGGAGATGGGTAACGACGAGCGCCTCTTCACGTCGAAGTACCCGTCGGACCCCTACGACGGCTGGCTGGGCAGCGGGTCTCCCGTCATGCCCATCGACGTGCTGAAGACCAGCCTGCTCACGGCGGTCGTGCCGCCTGAGCCGGTGCCCAAGGGAGCGAGCCTGCTCGAGCGCCCGGTGCGCGGCCGGTCCTACCTCGTGTGCGCCGACCCGGCCGGCTTCGGCGCCGTCGGCGACAACAGCGCCGTGACGGTGTGGGACGCGGTCGAGCGCCGCGAGGTCGCGGTGTGGGAAGGGCGCGAGGATCCGGGCCGCTTCGCCGAGCGCCTACTGAACCTCCAGCGCTTCTTCAACGGCGCCCTGCTGGCCGTCGAGAGCAACGCCGCGGCGTGTATCGCCATGCTCAAGGACAAGGGCGCGAAGAACCTGCTCTGGACCGACCGCAACCATCCCGGCTGGTACGCCACCGAGAAGCGTGTGCAAGAGGGCGAGGCCCGCCTCGTCCGCATGCTTCGTGACAACGAGCTCGAGATCAAGAGCAAGCCGCTCCTGCACCAGCTCATCAACTACGACGGCGACCGGACCAAGCGCAGTGGCAACAGCGACGGCACGACGCACCACTTCGACCTCGCGCGCACCGCGGTCATGGCCGCCGACATCCTGAGCCGTCGTCGTTTCACGAGCGACGAGGAGCCCGCGCAGACCCGCGACTACGCGCCGCAGGGCGATGGACCCCGCGTTACCATTGCGGACCTCGACCGTTTCAAGCACCATGAACGCGCGTCGTCGCGCAGCATCTTCAAGCCCATCGCACGGGAGTGGTCATGAACCTCGCCAACCTGATCGACCGCCACAAGCGCTACTACGAGCGCTCCGAGAAGAAGAACTTCGACAAGGCGCGTCGGTACTACCGCGGCGACTTCTACACGTCTCGCAACGACATCAACCTCGCCGACGGAGCGATCCCCTCGTTCCTCTGCTCGAAGAACATGATCTACGCCATCGCCGACACGGCGGTGAGCGCGCTGCTCGGGCCGAACCCGAAGGTCGCGGCGAACCCCCGCAACCGCGAGAGCCAGGAGGCGCTGCCCCTGGTGAACGGGCTGATGGAGTACGTCTTCGACGTGAACAACATGCGCCGGCGCGCAGCGACCGCGCTCATCGACGCTGTGCTCTGCAAGCGCGGCGTGTTCAAGGTCGGCTGGGACAAGGCGGCTGACCGCCCCATCGTGCGGGTGCTCGAGCCCGGCGCCATCTTCTTCGACCAGACGGTGCGCGACGTCGACGACATCCGCTACTGGCTCGAGGCCGCGGTGATCCCGTGGACCGAGTTTCAGCGGCGAGTGAAGGACGGGCTCTACCGCAGCCCGAAGATCGCAGACGTGACACCCGACCGCTACCCGAAGTGGATCACGGACACCTACAAGGCGAACGACGCGGCCCAGCTCCGCGACGCGTTCGAGTGGGTCACGGTGTGGGAGTACTACGACCGCGAGAGCAACAAGGTCATCCACTACGTGCGGCAGGCCGACGCCATCGTGTTCGAGCAGGAGCTCGAGTACATCCCGTACTCGATGTTCACGCTCAACCAGAGCGCGGTGGACTGCCTCGGTCTCTCCGAGGTCCAGCTCGTCCTGAACCAGCAGGAGACCATCAACGACCTGCTCACGCACATGAAGCAGATCGTCTACCTGATGATCCCGCGCATCCTGTTCAACAGCGAGCTGATCACCGAGGAAGACCTCAACAAGGCGGTCGAGTCGGCGACGGGCAGCTTCGTGCCCATCAGCCCGACGAACGCTGAGGGGCTGCGCACGCTCAGCACGCTGTTCTACGAGATGCCGCTCCCGCAGGTCCCGGTTGGCGTCGAGAACTTCATCGCCCGCCAGGAAGGCGACGCTGCGTTCATCTCAGCCCTTGCCGAGGCGGCCCGCGGTCAGGTGGCCGGCGCCCGCACCGCGACGGAGATGGCGATCATCGACGCACAGATGCGGACCCGTCTCGCGACGCGCGAGGGCCACATCAACAGCGCCCTCGAGGACGTCGCCGAGAAGTGCTTCTTCCTCAGCAAGAAGTACATGCAGGAAGAGAAGCTCGTGAAGGTCAGCGGGCACGAGGGATGGAGCGAGGTCGGTCTCGCCGACATCCGCGAGGTCGACGTGAACTTCCAGATGGTGTCCTACAACCCCATCCGCCAGAACCCGTCGGTCATGTCCGAGACGCTGCTCAAGCTGTTCCCGGTTCTCATGCAGGACCCGAACATCGACAAGCGCCGCCTCATCGAGGAGCTCGTCACCGGCGTCGGCCTCTCCACGAACCTGCTCGTGCCGAAGGAAGAGATCGAGGCGCAGGAGCAGCAGGCCGCCATGATGATGCAGGCCCAGATGGAAGCCGCTCAGGGTGGCGGGGCCCCCGCGGGCCTGCCGCCGGGCATCCCTCCCGAGCTCGCGGCCCTCGCCGGCGGTGCTCCGCCCGAGCTTCCCACCAACGAGACCGCCGCGGCGGGCGCTGCGGCCCCTGCCGAGGCGAGCCTCGCCGGTGGCGGTCCGTCGCCCCTTCGTCAATAGGAGACCACCATGCCCCTTCAGGACCTACGGTGCCCCGTCTGTGAGGTCACCACCGAGAACGTCTACTACCGCATGTCGGAGGGCTTCCCTGCCTGCACCGACTGCGGGGCGGCCCGCCGCGTCGACTGGAGCCACGGCCTCGCGCCCGCGGTCCACGGTCACGGCCCCGGCAGCTTCACTCCCGTGGACATGGGCGTCCTCGGCAAGGCGGAGACGAAGGAAGACTTTGACCGCATGAAGGGCGTCATCGAGAAGCGCTTCCCCGGCCACCGCATCGAGCTCGACAGCGAGTCGAAGAGCCAGAAGCAGTCCCGGCTCGACACCGTGCGCCAGCGCAGCTTCGAGAAGCGCAAGGCGACGGGCAACGACGAGAAGGTGCTGCGAGAGGCGGTTGCGGAGCAGAAGGCCAAGAAGGCTGAGGTGGCGCAGCAGGCGGCTCGCCAGAACATCGCTCCGCCCAAGGAACACGTCCGCACCCCGGGGACCCCGGTATGAAGCCCATCGACGTCAAGGCCGCGCAGCACGCTGCGCGGAAGCACAGCCGCTCGATCCGCAACGTCGGTGACCTGCCGGGCTACGACGTCGTCGTGCTCGAGAACCGCGGCACCGGCGAGCGGCGCAAGGTGCCGAAGAAGTACATGCTCATGGCTGGAGGCGACTACGGCGTCGCCTTCGAGATGGTTCCCCCTGGTCCTGGGTTTGAGGATCAACAAGGCAGCGACAAGGCAGAGTAGCGGACCGGCGCTGTTCTCCCTCTACCTTTCCGGTTTCATCCAACCATGCTAGGAGGTCCTATGGCCGAGATGATGAAGCAGGGCGGTATGCCCGCCGCCAAGAAGATGCCCGAGGGCGGGATCGTCCCGTCGCGCGACATCAAGCCTCTCGCTGAGCAGATCGACGCGCTCCTGGCCGAAGAGGGCGGCGCGGCGCCCGGTGGCGTGAGCCCCGGCACCCAGGGCGAGAGCGGCGCGATGCCCGGCACCGGCGGCATGGCGGCCGAGCCCGCGATGGGCGGCGGCGCCGCGGCGGTTGCCGAGATGCTCGGCGTGTCCCTCGAGAAGGCGCAGACGCTCCTCGACGCCGCGATGGCGATGCCCGCGATGGCGGGCAAGAGCCCCGAGGAGATCGGCCAGATGCTCGCCAGCGACATGAACCTGCGGATGCAGGTCGAGAAGAGCATCGGCGCGGGCGAGGACATGAAGGCCCGCGAGTCGATGAGCAAGGCCCAGTCGGCACCCCCGCCGATGGAGCCGTCCATGCCCGAGAAGAAGTAGCCACGAGGAGGCCACATGATCGACGAGTCCGAGATCGAGAACGTCCAGGCAGAGACGCAGGAGACCGAGGTCCAGCCTTCGTCCGAGCCAGCCGAGGATGCGCCCCCTAGCGTCTTCGACTGGAACGGCGAGCTCGACTCGTTGACCAAGGCCGACTGGTACAACCGGTTGGACGAGCCCACGCGCAACACGCTGACGCGTGGGTTCGAGACCAAGTACCGCAACTTCGAGCGCGGGTACACGAAGTCGTTTCAGGACACCGCCTCGAAGCGAAAGGAGATCGAGCGTCGCGAGGCGTCCCTGCGCGAGCAGGAGCTGAAGATCCAGAAGTGGCTCACCGGTGACGCCGACCCGATGGCCGAGAAGCAGGCGGAGATCGACCGCCTGAAGGCAGCCCACGACGCAGCGCTCCAGACGCTGCGCGACGAGTACGACCAGTCCGTCCGCAAGGCGTCCGAGGAGTGGACCGGCAAGTACGGCACCGCGGAGCGTGAGCGCGACGAGCTCCGTCAGCGCCTCGAGGCGTTCGAGTACGAGGCGAAGCAGGCCGAGGAGCGCCAGCTTGAGGCCGCGGTCACCGAGGTCGAAGACTGGCTGAAGAGCGAGGCCGACGACGTCTACGGCAACGACGAAGCGTTCTACGACTTCTGCGTTCTGGTGACCGGTGGCAAGGACCCCGAGACGGCGGTGCGGATGGTTCGTGCGGTCCATGCGCCGCCCGAGCCCCCGAAGGCTGAGGCGGTGCCCGACGCCATGAACCTGATGAACATGGGCCCGAGCCGCAGCGCCTCGACGACGCAGACGGACAACCGCTCCTACAAGGAGATCATGGACTCGATGCGCCGGGCGGCCCAGCACGACGAGTCGAAGTTCTACAAGTAAATGTAAAGATTCCGCTCGACGAATAGCCTAGAGCGGATACACCCACCATGCGCGGGTAGTGCGATTAGGCGGGACAACGGGCCGCCGACTTCGCCGACGTGCATGTTGCTGGTTCTCCTGCTGTACGTGTGGTGGCCGCCGGGAGGGGAAACTCTCCCGGCGGTTTCCGCGTACATGAAGACGCCCCGTAGCGTCGCTTCTACGGGGCGCCGACCGCTCTCGCGGTCTGGCTGGGTGCTCAACGTCCAGCCTAGTGTTTGCCGATCTTGACGGCGACCTTGACGACCGGCTTCTGGGTCAGCTTCGACGGGTCAAAGACCTTGAAGCCCTTCTCGAGCTTCTCGCCACGCGTCTCGGCGTCTTCCATCGCGGCCTTCTGCTTCATGTCGTTGAGGTGGCTGTAGTAGCCGACGAGGCGGGTGGCCATCAGTACTTCATCTCCTTCTTCTGGAGGAAGGACGGAACGGGCTTCTTGGCCTTGGGCGCCGGGGCCGCCTCGGGCATGGGCTCCTCGCCGGTGGGCTCGTCCTCGGCTTCCATCTCGCCGCCGGACATGGCGAGCTGGTCGAGCTTCGCCGCGGTCCGCTTCAGATCGGCGATGATGGACTTGAGGTCCATCGACGGGGACCCCTTCGCCTTGTCGGCCGTGGGGACGTCGTACTCGCCCTTCTCGTCCTCACCCTCGTCTTCCGACTCAGGGGCCTCGGGCTCCTCGGAGACCTGGAAGACCATCGGCCCCATCGCCATCGGCGCGGGTCCCTGCATCGGGTCGAAGTAGCCACCCGGCCCGGCGGCCTTCTTCTTGGCGAGAACGAGGATGCTGCCGTGCATGAGAGCTCCGTTTGCTGTATGCTACCACTGCCATGAGGTTCGGGCAATGGCGCTCGGATCGGCGGACACAAGGAGGTAGGTCATGGCTGCATACGGGTACATCGTTCGGAAGTTCATCCGCTACGGGGAGGTCATCCCCGAGCACTTCA